AGTCGGACAGTCAAAGAATCAATGCATGGCGTGTAAGGAATACTTTAACTCTAACAGTGCGTTTGAGAAACATCGTCATGGTCAATACGGGGTCGATAGAAGATGCATGACTCCTGACGAAATGGCGAGTAAACTCATGGAAAAGAACGCAGGGGGTTACTGGATTACAGAACCCCGTATATTTGAAAGAGAACCCGATGCCATACAAGAACAAAGCGGACAGACCGCTTAAAAAAGAGTATCAACAACAGCTTGCCCGTGGGGAGCAGCCAAAGCGTAATGCGCGTGAACGAGCGCGTTATGCCTTTGACAAAGCGGGTATAGACCGGACAGGCAAAGACATTGATCATGTCAAGCCACTGTCCAAGGGTGGTACGAATGCCAAAAGCAATCTGAAACTCAAAACTCCTAGTGCCAATAGAAGCTTCACAAGAAACTCTGACCACACGGTCAAGATTAACAAACCCAAGAAGTAACCCGCAGGAGGCTAAATGCAAGCACAGCTTGAAGAGGGCAGGATAGCCTGTCCCGATTGCTCATCTGAGCGCAAGAAATCCAATTCAAAAGACTGCGTTATCACCCGTAAATCTGATGGGTGGGTATACCACTGTCATCATTGTGATAGCAGCGGCTTTATCCCATTCAAAACATACACAAAACAGGTGAGCAACGTGATCCCCATGATCAAACCTATTGCCGTTGGCACGATGCAAGACAAGCACTATGACTTTTTAAAATCACGGGGCATATCAAAAGAAACGGCAGACTCAGTCGGGGTGTTCTCCGCAGAGAAATGGTTCAATAAATTAGACAAAGTCTCAGACGCAGTGGCGTTCCCATACTACAAAGACGGCAAGCTAATCTCTGCCAAGTATCGCAGCATTGAGAGCAAAGATTTTATTCAAGACGCAGGCGGGGCGCATGACTTCTTTGGCATTGATTCAATTGACGCGAGCCTGCCAATCGTTATCGTTGAGGGCGAGATAGATGCCCTGACCTTGGTTGAATGCGGGATTAAGAACGGTCTCTCAGTGCCGTCAGGCGCACCAATGAAAGTCCGTGATGGCAAGATTGACGCATCAGAAGACAAGAGGTTCTCATTTGTATGGTCTGCTAACGACATACTCCAAGCTGCCCCCTATGTCGTGATTGCAACCGACACCGACACCGCAGGGCAAGCACTCGCCGAAGAGTTGGCAAGACGGATTGGCAAAGACCGTTGCAGGGTAGCGAAGTTTAAACACAAAGACATTAACGAAGCATTCCTCGATGAAGGCGCAGAAGAAGTTAAACGGATTATCGACAGCGCAGAACCTTACCCCGTCGCCGGATTGTCTGCTCCCAGCAAGTTCCAAGAACGTTTAAACGACTTATGGTCGAAGGGTAACGGGAAGGGGACAAGCACCGGATACGCCAACGTGGATCAAATTTACACCATCGCGCAAGGTCAGTTGACCGTGGTGACCGGATACCCCAGTTCAGGCAAGAGTAATTTCGTAGACCAACTGATGGTCAATTTGGCTAGAGCGCATGATTGGAAATTTGCAATCTGCTCCTTTGAGAACCAACCCGAAGTGCATATCTCCCGCCTGATGGAAATCAGAGAGGAAAAGAGATTCTTTGAGGGTTCAAGCAGAATGACTGAGACTCAGATGAAAGAGTCGTTTGAATGGGTAGAGAACCATTTTATATTTTTAGATTCGGAGTCCGTAGAACCCGCGACTATTGATTCAATACTTGAACGGGCAAAAATCGCCGTTGTTAGGATGGGTATTCGGGGTTTGGTCATTGACCCGTACAACTACATTGACAACAAAGGTCATGTCTCAGAGACGGAGTTCATCAGCAATATGCTGACACGGGTGCAGGCGTTCGCCAAAGCTTACGGCGTTCATGTATGGTTCGTGGCTCACCCGTCTAAGATTACACGGTCAGGGGTAGACCTCCCAAGACCGGACGGTATGTCAATCAGCGGCAGCATGGCTTGGTGGGCTAAAGCTGATTGCGGTATCACAGTGCATAGGCTCAAGACAGAGGTGCAGATTGCCGTTTGGAAATGTCGGTACAGATGGATAGGCACACAGGGTGAGACCGCCCTGTCCTACAACAAAACCACTGGCACTTACTTTGAAACGCCTGACGCTTTCTGATGCGCGTCAACCTGACTCCGGAGGAAATGTTTGTCTGCCGCACGATTGGATTGTTGCGGCAATCAGACAGTATGTACAAGTCCGTTGACGCTGAGATGGGCAGAGACATGGACAAGTTCACCATCCATATGGACGGGGTGATATCGGAGTTCTGCGTAGCCAAGGTGCTTAACTTATGCCCCGACTTCGACACCAAGCACAAAGTCGGCGGCTCTGACCTTGTCACCCGCAAAGGGCAGACCATAGATGTTAAATCCACTCGCCACAAAAACGGCAAGCTGCTCGCTAAGATTGGCAAGATAGACAAGCAATCTGACCTTTACATATTCACCATAGTAGACAACTACGGCTGCGACATAGTCGGATGGGCAACGAAAGAAGACTTGTTCAAAGAAGAAAACAAAACAAGCTTTGGTTACAACATTTGTTATGCCTTGGAACAAAGCCAGTTAAAAACTTTCCGCCCGCCTGCCCCACCTGTTCCCTCCGTTTAAACGATGTCGGGAGACCTCCCGGGTTTCCAGAATGACTCCCGGGTTGAAGGTAGCCCGTTTAAACGCTAACCAGCTTTTCTGGCTGGGAGCAAAAAGTATTTATTGCGTAGAATTTTGGACGAAAAAAAACCCCCCAATCCGTGAGGACAGGGGGGCAAATTAAAGCAAGTCATGTTCGGTAATAGTTTCAACGTCAATGATCTCAGGGATGGACGCCCAATCAATTGAGTAGTCATCCAAGTGATCTCGTGCGTTAGGTAGGTCAATCTCGTCTTCGTCATCAGGGCGGTTAATCGTGGCTCTGACAACGAACGTAACGGTGTACTGTTTCATGTTTTGTGTCCTAACATTCTAAGTTTGACCTCATTTAAAAGCTGCTCATCACTGACGTATTTATACCAAGGCTGTCTCAGCGCATCCCGTAGGGCGTTTATCTCAGGCAGTAGTTCAACGTTGAACTCAGCATCAACACCAATCTCCCACAGGTGTTCAAGCTTTGCCAACGCCTTCAGCGCGACTATGCGTAGGTCGTTACTCATCATCAATCTCCGTTATCGTAAAGTCACCATGATCACCAAGCACAGGCAAGCCGTCAGTGTAAAAAAAGATTTCCTCGTCCTTGTGATCCTCCAAGCCGTCCCATGTCTCGTCAGAGACAACCATGCCAACAAACCGTTCCTTGGTATCGTTCCAATACCCGTCACATGAGTAAAGAGCCATCATTCCCCCGTTAAGTTGTAGTGAAACCAAGTGCGTGGCACTGTCTTAGTCTGATGCCGCGCCACACGCGCCCAAAACGGGATGCAGACTCCGATTAATTCGTAATGTGCAAGCACCAACCTGTCTGCCCATTTGTGGAGGTTGACCGCCTGAATCTTAGGTTTGGCAGGGCGAATACGCACCCCGTTGCGTGAAATGCTCTTACGCCCCTCTTTGATTTTAATCATCACTCACCCTTGTTAAGTTGATTGACCAAGCGGTTAAGCCAACGCTTTGCCTGACGTTTAACCACGGCACGGGCAGCAGCCCCGTACTTATTGCCTGATTGCGGAGCGCAGCAGGGGCATGACATACCCCCATGCCCGACAACGGTTGCCTTGCGAAAATAAGCTTTCATTTTGCACCCTCTAGATAAGCGTTAACAATCATTTCCATTACAGCGACAACGTCAGCGTCCTCCAACGCCTCAGAGGGGGAAACAATCGTATCCCCGTCCTCGTCTTGGTTCAGGCTGTCATCATTAAGCATTTTGCAGACCTCCTCGTAGGTGTAATCCTCGTAATAATCTGCCAAGCACTCGCCCATTGCGTACCGCTGTGCCTTTTCTAAGGTAGTCGGTTCGTTGTATTTTTTAATCGACTCCAGTGCCTCACGCACATTAGATGTTTCCATGATGTATTGCTCCCAAAATATGTCTGCCAAATCTTTGACCTGACGCATAAAGTCGCTTGCCATTTCTTTACTGGCAAATTGATAAAGATGAACCGCGCCTGATTCATCATGCCCGATAACAATGTAACTAGCCACGTTGCACCTCCCCAATTAAACCCATTGCCCGTTTAAACGTTCCTCGTATAAGGTCAGCAACAACCTCGCCACAAGAGCCGTCAATAACTTCTCTGACCACAATGCCCTGCTCTTTCCAATCATTGTCAGGCTCTGACCACTTGTCCTTTTCGAGCGAGACAATAATTTGACTGTAAGTCATGTCGGATGAATAGTCGAAAAGCCACAGGTTAATTGCAAACTCTTGTGCCTTGTGCGTCAATTCCATATCGCACAGGTGCGCTGTTCCTAGGAAATCCCCGCCGCATCTGTCGCATACTGGTTCAATTAAAATCATAGCGTCACCACTGGTTGAATTACTTCGATTGAATAACCAAGAGCCTTGATGGTCTTGATAGCGTCCGGAGTTAACGTGCGTTGCCGCGCTAACTCGCAGAGCAGCTTTGCCGTGTCGCAACGCGGGTAAACGGCTTGTGAGCCATAGTTGGATTTCACTTCGACTTGAATATTCATACTGCACCTCCTTGAATTCCATAATTTGAACGTGCCTTTTTAATCACAATAGCGTCTTGCTCTTGCGTCAGAAACAAGGACAGACCTCCCGCAGAACGCCACTCACTGAACGTCACAACGTCAGTTAGATACCAACCGCTTGACCGCCGTTCGATAGACAGGCGCGTGGTCACCCGTGGGTACTTGTAGGCGTTCGGTAGAGGCTCGCCGGAGCGGTAGGTAGCCTTACCCCCTGCCATGTGCTTTTTAGAGCCTACAAGAGCCGTTAAACGCCTCTCAGCGTCCTCTGCAACGTCCAGTACATCCGCAGAGCGGCACAAAGTGTGAGCCTTGGAATTACCGTTGGCAGCGTTCAGGGCAATTTGAATCGGCACAAGATTCTCAGTAGTGATTTTGATTGACTTCATGATTAGCCTCGCAAAGTGGTTAGGAAACTGGTCAGCAATAGTGGGGAATGTAGTCGGGATAGCCACGGGGCTTGCCGCCAAAGATGTAGGCGCGGTAAATACCATCCGACAGGACACTGGACACGGGGTAACGCCCCTCGTTGATACGGGCGATCAGAGGCTGCAACTTGTTAAGGTAGCCCTGAGCCTTGGCATAGGTTTTAAAACGCCTTTGAGGGGCTATAGAGAGGCTTACGGGGATACCATAATCGTAATACCAACCGCCCTCTTCATGCCCTCCAAAGGCGCGGTCTTCAAGCAACACTGCAACTGTGTATGTCATAGCGATCTCACTGTAAAGTTTTTGTGGGGTGTTCAAACAGAGTGTTGGCAATCTTGGTCATGTAACCAAGGAAATGCTCCTTGCCGTTGCCGCTATCAACCGCGCAACGGGTGATCAGAAATGCAAGCACAGGCATAACGTCATTTATGTCATGCCCGTCCAGTGCGTCACCGACTTTGTCGAGGAGGTAGTCGTGTTCGTCCATAATCAGTCCTTTGATTTGAGTGTGCGGAGTAAAGCGGTAAATGTCTTGCCGCCTAGGTCAGAGATGCTACTAACGTCTGCACCGTGTTTAAACAGCTTAGTCACGTTGCAGCCTATGCCGATTGCGATAACCGTCACGCCCATGCGGTCGGCAAATTTTTGCACTTGTTTAATGTGCGTGGGTTCGTATGAGCCTGCGTCAGTCAGAAAGAACAGAACCTTACGCGACTCAGGCTGCGTGGCAATCTCTTCGATACCGTGCATTAAGGCGGCGTAGTCAGGCGTACCGGATGACGCGCAGTCCTTGATGCCGCCCATCTTAGGGGCAGCGGCGCGGAGTGTCTCGCCACGGTCTTTGAACGGCACGATGATCAGTATCTGCTCGTGCGTTCCAGTGTCGGCATCGAACGCCTCGCCTTGGTCAGGGTCAGAGCCAGTGAACCCGATAACCCGTACGCTGACACGCGCCTGCTCTAACAACTTAGTAAGCTGAATCGTCACGCTCGCAGCCGTTCGCATCTCGTTGATCATTGAGCCGGAGCAGTCAACAAGCACGGTCACCGCAGATTTGTCAGCGACCTTGGTGGTGCGGCGAGCGAACACAGTGGTAGCACCCGCAGCTAGTCGCGTCAAAGACTTGCGGTCTAAACGACCGGACTCTTCGTTGCGCGACCAACCGACTAGGTCAAGCGAGCGCAGCATCTGACCCAGTGCGGCGCGGGTAGCACCCATTGCAGTGGGCGGGTTCGCAATCTCTTTCTCAAAGAACTCAATTGCAGATGCGCGGTCAACCTGAAACTCGCGCCTCGCCATGTCGGCGTACAAGTCATGAATGTATGAAGACATAATTAACTCCAGTTGATTTTGCCAACGATTACTTTGCTACGCAGGGGCAGACCAAAAACATTCTCTTCGCTAACCTCACGCGCCTGCTTGGTGATCAAGTCTGCGCCGTCAATGTTTTTGACAGAGCCTTTGCCGTTACCCTTACCGCCTGCCTCGCCCTCTTCTTCGTCCTTGCTGCTATCAGGTGAGTCAGGTTCGTCAGAGGGCTTGTCAGAG